ATTTCGCCCTTTCAACAATCTCATCTCGCATAGATGTAATGAGCCATTCATAAGAATTTTCACTATATCCTGCTTTGAGTGTCGATTGTTTACCATTTCCAAAGGTTTCTGGACAATCAACATTAAAATAATGCTTGATAAACAACTCCTGCTTATCTGTTAGTTTCTTTTTCTTTGTTAAAGATTGCATTTTAAATATATATACCTATATTATATCACATTTTCAATAATTTGTCAAGACTGTTAAATCAAGACAAGACAAAGTATTATTAATATTTATAAAAATGTTGAGAAAATGTTTAAAAGATTCTTTTAAAAGACAATTAAAAGAGGATTATAAGGATGATTATTATAATGATGATTATAATTATTTATTTTAAAGCCGTTTTATCTTCTTGCTAACCTTTATATAAATATTATAACATATTTTTAAACACTTGTCAACCCCCAAAGTTTAAAAATTAGAAAAATTTTCTTGAGATTACTATATATATATACCATACCCCCCCTGTCCCATACGTCCCCCCTCTTAAGAATATTTTTTTAAATTTTTTTACTTGTGACATTTTTGCAACAGTGTTGCGAATTTGCAACGTCAAGTCTTTTCTCAACATTCTTGCAATATTTTCTAAAGTGTTGCAATAATATTGCGAATGATTATCAATATGTTGTAATAATATCACGTTTTAAAATATTGTTACAATGTTGCGAAAATATTTCTTGACATTTTGGAGCGAGGTTGCCAGTAACATTTTTGCAACATTGTTACAATATTACAACACTTTAGCAATTATTTTACAGTACATTATAATGTGTAAATATTTTTCAATTATTCTCAATTTTTTCTTGACATTGTTTAAACCTAGTGCTAGGCTTTACACAT